TTAATTAAAATTTACAGATTGCTAGAATAATGTAAGTTAATCAAATCTTATAATAAATATTATGTTAAATAGCTTGTGCGTATATAATACTCATAGACGCGGAGTCTTAGGCGAAAGGTTACTTAGGGGAGGGGAGAGTCAGAACTTCTTCGTAGTCTTTGAGGGAAATCTCTATCCATCCTGATTCAAAGTCAACCCATCTTTTTTGTACTTCCAAATGAGCAATCTGCTTGTCCTCTGCCATTAGTGAATCTAAGGTAGATTTGGTTAGGTTATCTATGTCAGGTTTTGATTGGTGGAATCTGCCATGATGTAATGTCTTTTTTTTCTGTGACCATGACGGTGGGACTGGAATAAAAAAAGTAATGGAAGCTCCGACTGGGGGAAGGACAAATTGCTTGGCTTTGGCTTCTGCTAGTAAATCAATTTTATATTTGTTATAACGCTCTAAACGTAATAACCTTTTCAACCCGGCTGGGCGTAATTTCTCTCTAGGGATTCTGAAAAATATTGAATCACCTTGAGTTGCCCTCACATGGGTTTGGGGTGTTATATTAAGAATTACTTTCATAACCTACCCCTCCTGTGTATTGAACTATTTTTTTGTGTTTTGCTATCTGTCTTTCTAAGATGTCCTCTACTGTTTTACTTAATGACCATTTTTTCTTCTGAGCCAAAAGTTGTAGTTTAATATAACTTTCTTCTGAAAGGCTGATTGTTATTCTTTTTTTCATGTGATGCAGTTTGATGCAATTTACATCATGTTATAACATGTACCAAAAAAAGTTCTCTATTAGTGAACAAATAAAAAACCTCCTTTTTTAAGGGAGGCTTCTTTCTTTCAAAATGAGAAAACATAAAACCAACAACAAACTATTTTCTACCCATTGCTGATAGCTTTGAGAATTTCTTTGCACCATATTTTTTACGGCCTACTTTGGCTGCTATAGCGGCTCCAATTTCTTTTGCTTTAACTGATGACGCTCCTTTACTTTCGTACGATTCTGCGGCTTTATTTGCGATTGCAGCGAATCTAGCTCCTGATCCTAATTTTGCTTTCATGTTTATTTTTTTATTGGAGGCATTGTCATTGCCATTCTTGCTTTATTTGAGTAAAATTCGGCTCTTTTTTTATCCTTTAGATCTTGTAGCTTCTGTGCCATTGCCATCTTATATGGGCTTGCAACTGTCCTATCAAGCTCTTTTCCTTGCTTTACGCTTTCTTCTTCCACCACTTTTTTCTTCATCACCTTTAATTTCTTACCTGATTGAGGCATTTGCACATCCATTTCTGTTGTTATTTGTTCTAGTGGCATTTTATTTATTTTTGTTTTTTAAAGATTCTAAAACTGATGGAACATTTTTTCTTAACACTTCCTTTTTTTCTTCTTTCGTAACTTTGATTCCAGATACCTTATCTCCTACTCCTTCTTCCTTTTTTAATTCATATTTAGGCTTGCCTTTTGAATATCCAGCCGTATCCATTGATTCTCTAGTGTACTTGTATGGCTCTACCATTCCTCCAACAGTTGTTCTTTCTTTGGTTGTTTTAAATACACCAAGTTTTTTGCGATTACCAGTAATCACTTCTTGTTTTTTCATCATACTCAATGCCATACAAAATATTTTACCAAATATACGAAATATTTAAACCACCATATTAAGAAAATACAAAAAACTTCTACATCAACATATACTAAAGCTACCCCCCGCTGAAAAAAAGTCCGCCAAAAAAATGGGGTTTCGGTTTCCCTTGAGTGGGTAGGTCGGTTTGCGGTTTCTCTTGCACCTTTCCCGTCTTGTGTTGTTGGTGTTGGGTTTCGGTGGGGTTGTGGCTAATTGGTTGGACTCTTGCAATCTTATTGCGTGGTGGTTTGGTTGGGCTGTTGTGTGTTTAGTTTAATGGTGGGGATAAGGGGGGAAGATGTAGCTACATTTGCTATAATTAATTTAATTTTTGTAGCTACATTTAAAAATTTTCCATAATTTTGTAGCTACAATTATTTTATATGGCAAAAAGCAAACCAATTGGAGTTAGATTTGACTTAGAAAAGTTAGAATTAATCCAAAAAGAACAAAATTTAAATTCAGCTCAGGCTGTTTTGAATTATTTAATGGACAATTATGGTCATGGTCAGGTTAAAAGAGGCGCACCATTTAAAAATATGCCTCCTTATGACAGAAACAGCCCAAAATCAGAGGTTAGTTCCAAATTGGAACAAATACCTGTTGAAAACCATAAAACGCCGCCAAAGGGCTTAAAAGGGATAGATTTAATGATTTGGAAATCGGAAAATGGAATTTAATTCGTATTTTAGTGGTATGAAAAAAATATTATTAGTCTTATCGGCACTTGTAGTTTTAGTTTCTCTTGGTTTTTTAGTTAAGAAACTTACCAAAACACAACTTGCCCACGAAAAAGCATTAGTGATTGTTGAAGGTAAATTTGCATTTTGTGGTGCATCTGCGGCAAAACCAACAGGTGATACCATAACTGTAGAAGGTAAACAATTCTTGGAAGGAGTAGCAGCTTGTCCTGTAATGGATGGCCCTTCTGTTGCAAATAACATATTGGTTCCTAATCCATCAGTGACTCCAGATAGCACAGACAAAACAGTGTGGTCTTATTTTTGGTATTACGATTCAGTTCCTCAATCACCAACTTGGGAGAAGTTAGCTACAGTTAATCGCACATTTACAATTGGGAATACTCCAGAAACAAGCATGAGCAATATGTGGTGTATGCCTTGTAAAATATTACCACAAAGAGTTAATGGTGTAACTATAGCAGAATGTTTCGGCCCACTTAATGAGTTAGCATTTCCAATGCGTAGAGCAATTAGAGCAAAGCCGGGTGAAACATCTGTAACACAAGCACCTGTTGGAGCAACATATTCAGTTGGAACTATAATACCTAAGCAATGAGTAAATTAAAAATGATGAAACGAGCTGACGGATCAACTTCGCCTCGTGGTTTATGGGATAACATTCGTGCTAACAAAGGAAGTGGAAAGAAACCAACTCCAGAAATGTTAAAGCAAGAAAAGAAAATTAAAGCACAAGAAAAAAAATAACAATGGCATCAGAAGCTTGGCAAAAAAAAGAAGGTAAAAATCCTGAAGGTGGGCTAAACCAAAAAGGTCGTGATTCATACAATCATGCTCATGGTGGTCATTTGAAAGCCCCTGTTAAAAGTGGAACTAACCCTCGTAGAGTTTCATTTGCAGCTAGATTTGCAGGCATGATGGGTGCTATGAAGAAGCCTAATGGTGAACCAACAAGGAAAGCTTTAGCTTTGAAAGCTTGGGGATTCGGTAGCGTTGAAGCAGCTCGTAAGTTTGCTAATTCACATAAAAAAAGTTAGATGCTTGTCAAGGATTTGAACCTTGAATGACAGAATCAAAATCTGTAGTGTTGCCAATTACACCAACAAGCATTTATTAATATTGTTCTTTATCTATACGATCATCATAAGATGAACCAATAATCCAACAAATTGCTAAAGCTATTGCAAAACAACATATTACAATTATTATTTTCATAGGTTATTTGTTTGGTGTATTTTCATCACTTGGGTAATGCTCTTTTTTAGGTGTTGGTTCAGATATTATAATAAAATTAACGCCTAATAAATTAAACTTTACATCTTCATTTGGGTTATTATTTAATGGATAATTAATAGGATCACGATGCCAAGCAAACTCCCAATTAATATTGCATCTTATTTTATTTTTTGTTTTAGAATCTGTATTTATTAAAACATTGTTTATACCAATTTTATTTAATTGTTCAGCAGCTATTTTTAATGGTTCTACTGTATTATCTTCTGGTAATAAAATATCATAATCTCTTTCCATAGTTTATTTGTTTTCAGCTTGTTGGTCAAGAATAGCTTTACCTGTATCTGATAATGGTCTAGCAAACAACCTTAACTTTTTACCTGTATTTGGACATAGGAATGTAATACCTACATCCATATAGGACTTCAATACTATTTCCATTACTCCATCTGCATTTTCACTAGCTCCAATTACATGTGGATCATCATAGTCAAATTGCATACAAAAATCACATCCTTCTAATGCTTCTTTACCTTCTGGTATGTTCACTTTTTTCTTTGCCATATTATTTGGTTTTAAATTTCATTTATATCAACAATTTTAACTTCCTCTCCTGCAAGCATAGCATCCAATGTATCTTCAATTAATTCTCTTTGTTCTGGAGTTAATAAAGCTACCTTTTCTACTATGGCAGGGACTGCATAAACATCGCTTGCTATTTCATGTTTAATACCTTCTCTTACTTCATCTGTAATAAATGGATGGGTAATTATATCTTTAAACATCCATGTTATTTTATCACCATACAATTTAAACATTTTTTCTCCTTTGCTATCAGGGTATTGTCTGCGGAAATCATCAAATTGTTCTTGAGCCATCTTTAAATTCTGAATAGCACTTATAATGTTAGCACTCATTATTTATTAAAGTTTAAATGCGTTTGTTCTAATTCTTGTAAAAATGTTCTAGCTTTTAGAACTTTATTTTCAATGCGTAAAATGTCATCTTCACTTCTACTGACGTTAAACATAAGTATTCTTTCATCCATTAGTATATCATCAAATGTCATATTAAATTCTATCTTCATTGCTTCTTGAATAAACTCTGGGCTTTCCTCTGAAATTACATCCATCTTTTTAAGCAGATAATATTTCTCTTGTTGAATAATACTTTCTGGTGTGTTAACTAAACAATATGCAATAATAGCTTTTGTTGTTCCAGTAAGCCACATATAAGATTGCATTTGCCAATAGTATAAATTATCTAACTTATCTGGAATATTACCTAAGAATGTCCAAAGATCGTAACTTGATTTAATATCAATAATTGTATCTCCATTAATAATATCTGGCAATCCTGTTATGTAATCATTTTTAAATCGTTCTTCGTTTTTGCTAAATGGTAATTTAAGATACATTGAAAGTAAATCAATAGACTCTTGTTCTGCTTCTACACCTTTCTTCATTTGCTTTGTTTGTATATCTCGCTTTCTTCCATACTTCTCAGCGATATAAACTTCAATTAAATGTTTTTGTGCAGTCTTGGATAATACGCCAGCTTCTTTGTCAGCTTTAGTTACAGGTTCGGTCATTAAATAACCTACAGAGCTTGCTCTGATTAGTGTTTCATTAAAATTCATCATAAAGATTTAAGTTTGTTGTTGTAGTGTTTTAATAATTCTGGATTGCTTTTTGACATTAATTCCCAAGCTTTTAATTCTTCTTTTGTTTTGCAAGAATCAATAAATTTCTTTGTTTTTTCAGTTAATGTTTCTTTTGATTGAGTAGGAATTATTTCTTCAATTTTTTCTTCATAAAAAAAGTTTAATTCTTTTAATCTTATTACATTTTTTTTATGGTATTCTTCAACCAAATCTTTTGCAACATCAAGAGCTTGGTTTGCTGATTCACCTTCATTAATAGAAAGCTCAACGCCAATTTTTTCAGAAGAATAATTACCTAAATTAAAAGTTCTAGTGTAGTTTACGGTTGTGATTTGCATAGTTTTTTAAATTTTATTTTAGTCTGGTTACAGTGGTTATTTCATCTACAGCTTTAATTTTAAACACTTTATTTTCGTGTTCTTTTTTTCTTTTTAAGTTAGAAACCATTACCATTACAGATGTATATGGATTATCCAACCTAAGGTGTTCCCCTAATTTTAATTCAGCCACCTTGCTTGAAACTGAATCTGGGCTAATGTGTCTTGCCATGTTATATTTTTGGACAAAATTAATTTAATTAATTTAATTAAAAAAATAAATTTAATTTAATTTGGTATATTTGCACCGCATAGTTTTTTTTAGATTTACGGTCGGAGGTTCGTTTCTACGATGCCTCCTTCTTTTTTTTGCATAATATGTCATAAAATGCACTTTCTGATGTGCTTTTGTCCTATATAAGTCACATTGAGCCGATTTTGACTTGTATTCGGCTCATTAGTCAAGTTATAACTTTACTATGTTATAACATTTGTCAAGTTTTAGCTTGACTTTATAATTTAAATACAACAAGATTTTATAATTTAGGTGCGTTCATTTTACGACTATGTTCACGATTCGTGAACAGTTTAAATTAATGAACATTTGCGTAGTACCACTACCAACAATTAACAAATTTTGTTACAATCCTATATAAATTAGTGACACTAATTAGAAATATATTTCCAATTTTAGCGTTTTAGCATGAAAAAACAGAAAAATTCATGCAAAAGAGAAATATATTTCCAAAAATAACCCCCACAATAGAAATTGCAGGGGTACTTTACTATAAAAACCATCAACCAATGATTACCCTTGTAAAAATTTCTTTTTTACTTGGTTTAGCTTTGATCTATATTCAATAATCAAGCTTTTAAGCTCATCTTTTGTCGGTTTCTCAACTTGTCTTGCAATTGTTTGTAAAAATTCAACTATACCCGTAGATTCTTGTTCTAATTTTTTTGAATAAACCTCTAAATTACCTGATAGAAAACAATTATCATGTTCTGATTGTGGTCTGCAATTATGTTCCATCCATCTTGTTGCTAAATTTGCTCTTGGTATAAAATGTCCATTATGAATTTTAGTCCAATGAAATTTTTTACCAGATGTAAAACATTCTACCATACCTTCTTTATCAGCATACTTACAACGAATGTATTGACTAAATACTACATCAAGATCTTGTACTAAATTCTGAAAGCTTTCAGAATCATCTTCAAATTCTTCCATTCTTTTTTGCGTAGAATGTATAGTAGCACACTGTTTGCACATCTTTTTAGAAAAATGATAATCAATATTACCACAATTAACGCAGCGTTTTTTCTTAACTATTATTGTTGAATTTCTCATTTTAAAATGCTTGAATTATACCTTCTTTAATTCTTTTTTTATATGCTTTACTTATTTTAGCAACACACTCTTTGCAATTCTGATAAAGCATATCTTTTGTTTTTACATCTTTAGAATATTCATAAAGAGGTTTATCTTTTTTGCATTTGTAGCACTTTTTCATCTTCTTTTAATTTATATAGCTTGTTATCAATAAATTTATATTTACCAATATACTTGCCTTCTTTATGTACTTCAATTATCATATTAAGCTTTAAGGCTAATTCGTATATTAGTTCTCTGTTTTCCATTTCAGCAAAGGTATATTATCAAATTTAAATAAAAAAATAAAAATTTTAAAAAATATATTTTGAAATACCGAATATTGTATTTTACTTTGTGCTTTAATCAAAAAATAAATAAATGACAAAGGAAAAAATTAGCGTCAAAGATGAAATCCTTTTATATTTGGAGCAAGAAGAACGAAGCCTAGCATGGTTAGCAAGAAAAACTGAAATACCATACGGAAGCTTATACTCTATTTTCATCCATAGAATAATGATTTTATCTGATGTAAACTTAGCAAAGATAAACAGAGCATTAGACACTGATTTTATTAACAATTAATAAAATAAAATGACTTACAAAGAAAAATTATTAGATCCAAGATGGCAGAAAAAAAGATTGGAAGTTTTAAGTAGAGATAATTTTACTTGTCAATTGTGTGTAGAAAATCATAATTCATTACATGTACACCATAAAACATATGTTTGGGGTAAAGATCCATGGGATTATGATATAATTAACTTAGTTACACTATGTTATGATTGTCACAAACTTGAAACACAATCAAAAGAAGATATAAAAATTATGATAAATAATTTACAAATGGATGGTATTCCATTATTGCATATATCTGAAGATATTAAAAATAAAATATATTTAAAACATAATTTCAATGGCTAAAAGATTTACTGATACTGAGAAGTGGAAGAAGCCCTTTATAAGGGGCTTACAAGGTGCTTATAAGCTCCTTTGGTTATATATATGTGATGATTGTGACCACGCAGGTATATGGCAAGTTGATATAGATGTAGCTCAAATAAGAATAGGAGAAAAAATTGATTTAAAAGAGGCAGTTAAAAGTTTTGATGAAAAAATTATAATTTTTGATAAAGGTAATAAGTGGTTTATTCCTTCTTTTTTAGAATTTCAGTACCCATCTGGGTTAAATCCAGAAAATAGAGCGCATAATTCTGTAATCATATTGCTTGAAAAATATAATTTAATAATATCTAAAAATAAGCCGCTTATAAGCCCCTTGAAAGGTGCTATGGATATGGATAAGGATAAAGTTATGGATATGGATAAGGATAAAGTAGAACTTAAATCAAAAAAAAGTGAAATTCCGGGAATAGAAGAATTTTTAACATATTGTAAAGATTTCATTGTAAATGATATGAAAGAATCTTATGAAGAATATGAATTTTCTTTAAAAGCAAAATATCAAACTTGGATTGAATCTGATTGGAAAGATGGGTACAATAAACCTATAAAAACTTGGAAATCAAAGATTAAAAATACTTTTCCGCATTTAAAAAAGATGTCAATTAATAAAAATTTTGAACGCACAAAAGATAATTCGCATTTATATCAAGATGAAGATTTTTTACAATACAAAAAAATGGCTGAGAAATTAAACAAATAAACGATGATAAGTACTATTTTTAAAAACATTTTTAGCAAGGAACCGCATTTTATAACAATTGACAAGGCTCTTGAAAGGATTAAGGATGGTTCAAGTAAAAGTTTGGTTATGGAAATCAGACTTGCCTTGGACAAAGAAAAAGCCAATAAGCTTAAATTGAATTTGCCTTCAGTTTGCTTCAGTGGTAAGTTTGGAATTGACCGAAAGGATGAGCAGTTGATTCAACACAGTGGTTTTTTGGTATTGGATTTTGATGATGTAGGGGAGCTTAGAGAAAAGCAAACTGAAATTATTTCAAACGATTTTATTTACGCTTGTTGGGTTTCTCCATCTGGAAATGGGTTAAAAGCATTGGTTAAAATAGCTGATGGCAAAAAACACAGAGAGCATTTCCAAGCTTTGCAAGACATTTTTCCAGAAATTGACCGAAGTGGAATTAACGTAAGCCGAGTTTGTTACGAAAGCTTTGATCCAGATATTTACATCAACCAAAATTCTGAAGTTTTTAAGAAAGCTAAGAAAATTGAGAAAATTGTTGTGAATGAAGCTCAGAATTTAGATGATTCTGAAAACTTTCGTAGAATACTAAAATGGTTAACGAATAAAAATGATGCATTTGTCACTGGAGAGCGAAATACTTACATTTTTAAGCTTGCTTCAGCATGTTGTAGATTTGGAATCAACGAGGAGGCCTCTTTAAGCCTTATTTCGGCCGAGTATTTGGTGAGCAATGACTTTACCATGTCAGAGATGAGAAGTGCTGTAAAAAGCGGCTACAGGGCAAATAGGAGCAATTTTGGAACGGCATCTTTGCAGAAGGAGAAATTGATTGACAATGTGACTAGTTATGAAATTAGTGTTAAAAAGGAGCTTTCTTCGGATGAAAAAGGTGAAAATTACCGAGTTGAAGATGTTGTGTATGGTATTGATGTGAAAGATAAAGCATTGAATATCAATGAAAATGGTTTTGAAAAAGTTTTAGGTATTGGGTATCAAGAATTGGACTATTATTTCAAACCAAAGAGAGGAGAAATAACTTTAATCACAGGAATTGGTAACTACGGAAAGAGTGCGTTTAAAAAAGCTTACATACTTTGGAGAATAATTTTATTTGGGGAGAAGATTGCTACGTTTTCTCCAGAAGATGTGCCTGCGGAAGAGTATTTTCACGACTATGTAGAGATGTTATTGGGTTGCGAATGTACTCCATACAATCCAAATAAACCACCAAACCAAGTTTATGAGGCTGCTTACGATTTTATTTCAAAACATATTTTTTATATCAGTGCTGAAATGCTTTCGCCTACTCCACAGTACATTAAGGAAAAGTTTTTAGAGCTTATTATTCAAGAAAAGGTAGATTTCTGTTGCATAGATCCATTTAACCAAATGACAAATGATTACAAAGGATTTGGTGGAAGAACCGATAAATATCTTGAAACATTTTTAGCTGATTGCTCAAGATTTGCACAAAAAAATGATGTTTATTTTTGGATAATTGCTCACCCAAAAACAATGGTAAAAGATAAAAGCGGAAACTACACTTGTCCAGATGTTTATGACATAAATGATGGTGCAATGTGGAATAACAAAATGAGTAATATTTTAGTATATCATAGACCATTTGCACAGACAGATCCAAACAATCCTACAGCAGATATTTACTTTAAAAAAATAAAGAAAAAAAGTGTTGGTAAACGCGGATTTACAACAGTTGAGTATTTATGGAATAGAAGAAGGTTTTTTATTAATGGAAGAGATGTAACGCAAGATTTATTGAACAAAAGAAATTATGATTTTTGGAAAGCCAAAACTGGCACACAGCAATGGGTTCCATACAAAGATGAAAACGGAGAAGAAGTAATATTTTAATTTGATTAAAATATCGTATATTTGTCAAAAATTGGATATATGTGTATTTTAGTCAAAGATATATTGGGTTATGAAAATATTTATGAAATAGATATTAATGGAATTGTTTATGGAAAAAAACGAATTGTTGATAAGTGGGATGGCAAAAGATTAATTAAAAAAGCAATTAAAGCTCAGTCTATTTCAAGTAAAGGTTATGCAAGAGTTTCATTATTTAAAAATGGGGTTGGTAAAAAACACAGCGTGCATAGGTTAGTAGCTATAGCTTTTATTGATAATATTGAAAATAAGCCAGATGTTAATCATAAAGATGGAAATAAATTAAATAATAATGTAAATAATCTTGAATGGGTTACTAAGAGCGAAAACATTAAACATTCAATAAATATTTTAAAAAACAAAAATGGTTTAAAATTTTATGAAAAAGGCAAAAATTGGTACAAAGAAAAAAATTTACCAGCCCCAGCATCTAAAAAAGTATTAATGTTTGACAAAAATAATAACCTTATTAAAGAGTTTACAACAGTTACAGAAGCTGGATTATTTTTAAATAAGCATCCATCTCAAATATCACATTATATAAATAAAAAAAGAAATAACAAATTTTATAATTTTAAATTTAAAACAAATGATACGTATTAGTTTAATTGGTCGTTTAGGCCAAGATGCAGTAGTTAACACAGTGAATGGTAAGACGGTGATTAATTTTTCAATGGCTTACAGCGAAAAGTTTAAAAACCAACAAGGTGAAGATGTAGATAAAACTACATGGGTATCTTGTGCTTATTGGACTGAAAGAACTGCCGTAGCAACATACCTTAAAAAGGGTACATTGATTTACATGGAAGGTAAGCCAGAGGCTAAAACTTATTTAAACGATAAAACTAAAGAAACAGTAGCACAGCTCCACGCTAGAGTTACATCTTTACAGTTGTTATCAAGTAATAAAGATGAAAATAATATCTAATGTTTATTCACGAATTAAAAAACCCTATAGATGTTGAAACACCACTCGGATTTGGAAAAGCAATCGCATGGATTGACTATGGAACCCAAGTTAACACTGTTTGGAAAGTCATATTATACGACAATTGCATGGTGCGGAACTTTTACGATGACGACATACTTGTACATCCCAATAAAATGGATGGGGGTCAAATAGATTTAAACTATTTTAAAAACAAATAATATGCAACAAGAATTAGTATTTGATGGGGCTGATTATGTTCATGAAAGAGATGGCAAAAGATTAGCTAATAATCATTACAAATTAAAAGAACTAATGCAGGATCAAAGGTTTAGAACGCTTAGTGAAATTTCAGCCATTACTAATATTCCAGAAGCATCAGTTTCCGCAGGTTTGCGTGATTTTAGAAAAGAAAAGTTTGGTAGGCACACTCTGAATAAAAATTATTTAGAAAATGGCTTATATTCGTACCAATTAATTTTAAACAAAGAATAAAATGGCCAAACTTACAAATTCAACAAAAATTACCTTTGGTAAACAAAAAACAGGTAGAGCTAAAAAAGCTTATAACAAACATTCTCCAAGACCAAAAGCATATAGAGGTCAAGGTAAATAAAATTCAAAATATGAATAACAAAGCAGCAAAAAAATTAAGAAGATTGTCAGTTTTTATAGCAGCTGGAAATGGTAAAACATTAGATGATGCTAAAAGAATATATAAAAATCTTAAAGCAGTACATAAAGAAAATAAAAAAGCCCCTCGTTAAAAAGGGGCTAATTTAAATCTTTTTTAAGGATTAAGCATTTGCTGCTGTAAGAATTTGATTCACTGTAGAAGTAACAATTAATTGTTTGCTTCTTTGATTCAAACCTGTTGGAGGAACTGTGATAACAGCATGAGCTGTAGCTCCGTTAACAGGATTTGTGCCTGTGTAAGGAACAGCTACGATACCTTGAGCTGGGATAGCCCATACCACTCCGCCTGAAGTTGATGTTGAGTATTGGTTTACTTGTAAAACCGTTACTGCGAAAATTTGTGCCATTTTTTTTGATTTTAATTGTTATTTAATATTTTTTTGGCATAACAAATATAATAAATTTTGTCAAGTTTATAAAATGTTTAACTTTGAATTAAATTAATTAAATTATGAAATTGAAAGCTCCAAGTAATAGAGTAATCATTAAAGTTGACTTAGAAAGTAAAAATAGCCACACATTTAAAGATGGAACAAAAATAAAGCTAGAAAGAGTATATGATAATTTTAATATGCGTTATGTTAAGCCGGTTAATGCGGAAGTAGTTAATGCTAAGGATATTCCAGTAGGTTCTGAAATATTGATTCATCATAATGCTACACATGATACTTATAAGATTTTTAATTACCAAAGGCCAACGGCTGAGGCTTCTTCTGATGTGCAATATTTTTCAATACCAATTGAAGAGTGTTTTATGTGGAGGAAAGAAAAAGGTTCCTCATGGAACCCCCTTAATAATTTTATTACTGGATTGAGGATATTTGAGCCATACACAGGGTTTTTGCAAGGAATTGATCCAACATTGATTAAAAATAAAATTTATGTTACAAGCGGAGAGTTAACAGGTAATGTTGTAGGAACAGTAATATCAAGTGATTATGAAATTATTTACCAAGATGATGATGGAACAGAGGGTAAGATTATAAGATTAAGATATTATCCAGAAGGAAATGATAGAAATGAAGTAATTTCTATTGAGCATGAATTTACTAATAAGGTTAAAAACGGGGAATTGTTAGTTGGATATAATATTTCTGATGCTAAAAAATTAAATTAATGTCTGTAGAATTAGAAAAAAAGATAAAAGATTTAGAAAAGCAAATTGCTTTTTTACAAGGTAAAAATGCTTATTATGAACAAGATGGAGTTGGTAAATTATATTATAGTTTACAAAGAAAAGCCAATGAAATGGCTGAATTGCTTAATGATAATAAATTAACAAGTCAAATGTTAAGCCCAGATGATCCAAAGGACAAAACATTTGAAAGACTGCAAAAAGTATGGTCAGATGCTGAAAGTGTTTCAAATGCTATAAAATCACTTGGAGTTTTAGCTGGGATAGGTCAAGAAACAAAAGATGATAAAAAAGAACCAGTTCAAATTAATAGAAAGCCATTTTCTCCAGAAAACATGGCTGATGCTGTGGGTGAATTAGCTGGTAAAAGATATTAATTATGTACGAAAAAATTGAAGGTGGTAGTGTTATAGATATTCAAGGATTAAAGTGTAATTTGCCTCCAGAGGGATATGTCTTTAATATAATCACAAAACAAGTTGAATTTAGGGGAGTACACAAAAGGTCTGAAATTGAATCAGAACAATATTGGAAAAGAATAGCTTTACCAGATTGGTATCAAGATACCATGAAGAAGTGGGATGAATTTGATAAGAAAAAGAAAGATGATGAAATTGAATTTTATGATGAAAGATTAGAAGAATATAAAAAACAAGAGTGGGATAGAAGATTAAATGGATTTTGGTACATGAATAATGGTAAACCAACATTCTTAACGGGTTTGCATTATTTATACTTACAATGGTGGCCAATAGATATTGGTTATCCTAAATTCCGTATTCCAGATTTAGAGAAGTTTTATTTTATGGATTATTGTATTCAAGATCCATTGTGTATGGGGATGCTTGAAGTAACTAAAAGACGTTTTGGTAAATCATTTGTGGCTGGGTTATTTGTTTCTGAATATATTACAAGAACCAAAATGACCAATGGTGGTATTCAGTCTAAAACAGGTTCTGATGCCAAAAAATTCTTTGCTAAAACTGTTGTGAATCCATTTAGAAGGCTTCCTAAGTTTTTTAGACCAGAGTATGATATGTCTTTAGGTGTTAATCCTAAGACTGAGATGAGATTCCAAAAGACAAATGTAAGAGGTAAAAAAGCAGAAGATAGTGTAGATAAAGATGAATTAGGTTCAATCATTGACCATCAATCAGCAGATACAGTTGCATATGATGGACAGAAACTTCATAGATATGTGGCAGATGAGTGTGGTAAAACAACTGAAGTGAATGTATATGACAGACATGAGGTTGTACGTTATTGTTTGCTAGATGATGAAGGAAAGATTATTGGCAAAGCATTATATACAACTACTGTTGAAAAGCTTACTACCGAAAAGGATGGCGTTCAAGATGCTTTTAAATTACTTTGGGAAGAAAGTAACCAAGATAAACGACAAGAAAATGGAACTACTTCTAGCGGTCTTTATAGATTCTTTATGTCTGCAAGGCGTACAAGAAATTTTGATGACTTTGGATATCCAGATGAAAATAAGACATTAGACCAGATTTTAGCTGATAGAGAAACGGTTAAAAACAATTCAAGGGCATTATCCGCTCGTGTAAGAAAAGAACCGTTAACTATTGATGAAGCATTTAGTACCGATTCAGATAAGTGTATTTTTAATGTAATGAACATTGGGGCAAGAGAGCAATATTTAAAAGAAAATCCTGTATTAAAGCGTCATATTGTTTTTTATCGGGATATTGACCAAACTGTTAGGTGGAGAAATATTACAGACAAAGAAGAGGATTTTCATTGGGTTATTACTCAGTTCCCAAAGCCCGGTGATGAAAACAAACACACATTTGATGTTAAAACTAGAAAACCAGCAAGAACTCATGATGGCGCTATTGCGATAGATGGATATAGTAATAGTCAAGGTGGTAAATATGGTTCAAAAGCATCAGCTTGGATTGGCAGAAGGTATGATTTATTGAATCCAGAAACCACAGGAAAAGCAATAGGTCATTTGTATGGAAGGCCTCAAATTAAGGAAACATTGCATGAGCAAGTATTACTAGCAGCTGAGTTTTATGGGTATCAAGCATGGTATGAGCATAACAGTGATGATTACTTATCTTATTTTAGAGATAGAGGAAGGGTTGGGTATTTGGGTTCATATCCATTATCAACAATAGATCCATCTAAAAGAGAAACAGCAGATAGACATAAGGGTTTCCCGACAACTCCATTTAGTTTGACAAAACAAACCGATGTAGGTATTATGTATTTTGAATCTCATATTGACTCCATAGATTTTGAAAATTTGCTAGAAGATGCCAAAAAATTTGATCCAAATAACAGAACTGACTTTGACCAAACGGTGTCATTTTTAATGTTAATTGTCTGTTTAATGGAGCCAATTCAAAAACAAATTAAGAGAGAACCATTGGTTAAAAGTTACGCCCCTGTGTTTAATTAATTAAAAATTTTACCAAATTCTTAATATTTAGTATATTTGACAACAAAATACAATCAAATTGGCAGATAGTCCTTTATCAATATCCGCAGCAAATAGTAATGGAGAAGCCTTAAAAAAGTTTCAAATTACTACAGATGTGTCGTCTAAAAAAGACTATGCATATGGTAAAAATGTTGCACAAAGCATCTACTCTACAATTTACGGTAACCAAACTTATTTTTGGTTAAGAAATAATAGATTTAGAAAAAATAGACAAATTGCAAACGGTAAAATAGACATGAGTGTGTTTATGGATCGTTTGGAAATGAATAGCAAAGCTAACTTTGTAAATATAAATTGGAAATCAATTATTATTGGTAATACAATTGTTGCAAGATTAGTTGGTTCGTGGATGAGTAGAAGTGAAAAAGTTACAGTTACCGCTACAGATAGCGCATCTGCAATGCTTAAAAAATCAGCAGCAGATGAAGCTGAATTTATTTATCAAAATAAAGAAATACTTTCTCAGTTACAACAAGAGTCAGGTATTCCAATTATTCCACAAGATCAATTTATTGCAGAAGATAAAGATGAATTAGATAGATGGATTACTGAGTTTAATCATTTACCAGAAGAAATACAATATAGCATTGGATGTAATAATGTATTAGAAGCTAATGGATGGAATGATGTTTTAAAACAAAGATTATTACATGATTCAGCAGAAGTTGGATTAGTGTGTACTTATACTTGGATGGATGAAGAAGGTGAGGTTCATGTTCAATGGATTAGACCTGAAAATGCAATTTATTCTTATTCTGATTTCCCAGATTTTAGAGATACTACTTATAGGGGTCATATTTTATCAATGAAAGTTAGTGAAATTAGAGCAAGATATAGTATTGCAGCTGGTGGAACATTAACAGAGGAAGATATATTTCAATTAGCAACATCATCAAAAGAATATCAATTAACAGATAAGATTAAGTGGATGCAAGATTGGAATGTTGCTTGGTTAAGACCTTATGATGAATGGAATATTGATATGATGCAGTTTGAAATTAGAACATTAGATTCTGATGGATATACTGTTACTAAGACTAAAAAGAATGGCAGCACTATTATTAGAAAAGGTAAGCCAGAAAAATTAGATGAGAATCAAGAATATGTAGAAGAGAAAAAATGGAATATATATCATGGTGTATATTGTCCAGTTACTCAAAAAATGATTCAGTGGGGTATTAAAAAGAATATGATTCGCCCACAAGATCCAAAAGAATTAGGAAACGCAGAGTTTTCATATAGCTTTTATATGTACGATCCATACGATATGCGTAATGTGGCCGTACCTGAAAAAATTGAAGAGCCAATTGAACAAATGATTTTGGCTAGGTTGAAAATACAACAAATGGTTGCTAAGATGGTACCAGCAGGTGCTTCTATTGATGTAGATGCATTGCAAGAACTAGACTTAGGATTAGGGGATTCCGTAAAGCCATTAGATGTTCAAAAAATTTGGGAACAAACTGGTAAACTTTACTATCGTGGTAGAGATGCAGAAGGAAATAGAATTCCTGTTCCAATTACTGAATTAGCTAATACTGGTTTTGCTCCTCAATTACAAGCGTTAATTCAATTATATCAATTCCATTATCAAGTCTTAAAAGATGAGTTAGGAGAAGATCCTAATTTAATGAATCAAGCCGCACAACCAAGAGTTGCTGCATCTAATATTCAAGCTTCACAACAACTAGCAAATAACGCAACAGAATATATGTATGATGCATATATTTATGTGATGGAAGAAACATCTAAAAAAATAGCATGTTTATTAAATAAAAGCGTTACTTATGGAGCTAAAAAATATAGAGATTTATTAAAACAAGAAGATGTAAAAGATAGAAATTTTGTTGCTACAGTTAGAATGATGCCACAAGCTCAAGAGGTTGCTAATTTACAAATCATGATGAATAATGCTATTGCATCAAATCCTCAATTGGTTATGTATTTAGATCCATTTAAGGTGATGAGAATAGCTAAAGAAAATGTTGAATTAGCTGAGTTATATTTTAGACAAGCTCAAAAAAGATTTATAAAAACAGAGCAAGAAAATGCTCAAAATAATTCACAACAAAATGCTGAAGCTCAACAAGCAAGTATTCAAGCTAAAATGGAAGCTGATACTACTTTGGATGGAAAAAGAGCATTGGCAAGAGAGAAAGAGATTATTTTACAAGGTGTTTTTGACCTTGCTAAAGCAAATCTTCCAATTCCTCCAGAATTACAACAACTTGTGTCTGATATGTTGCAAAATGTGACAGTTCCGATTGAGGTTCAAAATCAACAGCAACAACAAGCTTTAGCTCAACAACAACAACAACAAATGCAGCAACAACAAGGACAAGAACAAATGGCTCCTGAACAAGAACAACAACCTCAATTACAAGAACAATAAAAATAAATAAATAAAATGGCAACATCAATAAGTAAGCTATTAATTAGACTTCAAAAATTCAGTTCAAAAATAAGTAAGGTTGTAGATGCAACCGAAAGTTTTAATGTGGGTGGATTCTATATCCAAGATTTATCAGGGTGGGATTCAGCAGTAGTTCAGTTTGGTACAATATCAGCTGAAGGTACAATTACTTTTTATACTACCAATGATGACGGAAGCGTAAACGCAGGTCAGTTATTACCAGCTCCAGAAGTTCCAGATAATTTTATACCGGTAAAAGGAGTTGATTTGGCAACAAAAGGTGATGTATTAGTTGCTAGCAATGATTCAATTGTTGAATTTGGGATTATTGGTAAATATTTATCATTATCAGGAGATACTATAGTTTATCCGTTAAGTTATGCTTATGTGTTATCAAAAAATACATATTCAACACCTCAAGAAGCTTATAATGTAGGTGTTTTACAAGGAACTGAAATAGTATATACAACAACTTCTACATTATCAAATTCAAATATACTTTTTGCTGATAGTAGATTAACTCAGCCAATTTATGGTGACGGAACTAGTTGGTATGGTATTTCTTTACTTACAAATGATAGCGTAAAATATGCTATAACTATTGATGGCGAAGCTGCTATAGTTATAGATTAAAAATAGAAACCAAATAAGCATTTATGCCAGAGAATAACCCAGCAGCTCCAATTGAGCTTGCAGAAGGCTTCAATCCGTTTTCGGATGATAATGCACCGAAAGTGCAACCTAAGATAGAAGAAGCCCCTATCTTAACAAATGAGCCAGCACAAGCAGCTCCTCCTCAACAAGAGGAAATAAAAGTAGAGGAACAAACACCTACTCAATCATTTGATCCTAATCAGTTTGTTAAAGAAAGATTTGGATATGAAAGTGTAGAGCAAGCTGAACAAGAATTTAAAAAACTTAAAGAAAAACCAAGTTTTGAATTTAAAGATGATGTTAGTAAAACTTTATTTGATGCTATTAGAGAAGGAAAGGCAGATGATGTTTATGAAGTTCTAAATCAACAAAAAAGATTAGATAGATTAACAACTGCTGAATTAAATACTGAATTAGCTGCTGAAATAGTTAAAACTAATATTAAAAACAAACATAAGGATTTATCATCAGAAGATGTTGACCTTTTGTTTTACGATCAATTTTATGTACCTTTGAAACCAGAACAAGGTTATGATGAAACTGATGAAGATTACGCTGTAAAAGTTAATCAATGGAAATCACAAGCTGATTATATTGAAAGAAAATTAATGATTGAAGCTAAGGTTGTTAGACCTGAATTAGCAAAATTAAAAAGTGAAATAGTATTACCAGATATTTATAATGAGGCCGAGTTTAGAGCGCAATCTCAACAAGAAGAAGAGATGATGCAACAAGCAAGGTCAATTTATGAAAAAACTTTAAATTCTGATTTCCAATCCTTCAATGGATTCAATGTATCGGTAAAAGACGCGGATGTTGAAATACCGATTACATTTAATGTAGGTGAAGAAGAAAGATTGGCAATGAAGAATGATTTGGAAGATTTTGACAGTGACTCATATTTTGATAATAGATGGTTTACCGAGGATGGGAAACCGAATGTTAAACAAATAATGGCAGATAAATATTTGCTAGAGAATCGTGATAAAATCTTTTCAAAAATAGCAAATGAAGCTGCATCTCAAAGATTGTTAGCTCATTTGAAAAATAATGGAAATATAAATATCAACCAAACACCCACTCCACAAGGAACGAAACCAGATCTCAATGGCATAGAAGCTGAAAGGCAAAGAATGGCAGAATGGGCATTTAGTTCGTAACTTGGTATTGCCTTTGGAGGAGGCGTAAAAAATAAAAATTCAATATTATGGCAGGAATACCTACCTCAAATATTTTGCAGCCGGGTGCTATCTCGTTGCAAACCCAGAATAGACAACTTATGGTTGATCTACAATTATTAACACCACAGTATTACAAACAATACACTCAAAAGTATGGCAATGAAGATTTTACTTGGTGGTTAGCTGCTCATAGTGGCATGGAAGAAGTTAAAAACTTAAACTACTTCTGGTTTGAAAACCGCGGTAAATTAATGCCGGGTGTTACAAACGAAAATACAGTGGTTGCTGCAACTGGTGCAACTTTGACTTTAACTTTAGGACAAGAAGCTTACTACAACAGTGGTACTCAAACTCCTTTAAGAGTTAATGAAACTTTGCGTGTTGCTTCTTCAAACATTGAAGGGGTTATCATCTCTATTGATGATACTACACCTTATGCATGGACTTTTGAAGTTGCTCCTAAGCAAACTTCTCAAGCTTTTGCTTCAGCTGGTTCTGGTTCATTATTAGCTGGTGAGGTTTTATTATTCGGTGGTGATGCAGATGCTGGTGAAGCTTCTCAACAAATCAATCCTTTGATCCAATTAGACCAAAGATATGATAACTATGTAACAGAAATTCGTGATGGTTGGTCTAACACCGACTTAGCGCAAATGGCTGAAACATATTATGAGTTCCCTGTATCTCCAGATATGGCTCAAAATGGTGTTACTGCATTTACCTACAAAGGTATGTACAAAACATTGGTACGTTTCAAGAACAACGTAGAAGCTAAATTAATGCGTGGTAATTTACAAAATAACACTGCTATTGATTCTAACTCTCAAGGTTCTGTAGGTATCATACCTAAAGTTGTTGCTGACGGCGAAACTGTTGGTTACACTCCGGGTACTTTGGATATCGCTAAATTGCACGAAATCACTCGTATCATGGATGTTAATGGTTGTGCTAAGCAATCTGCTTGGTTAACTGATATCTTCCAAAGACAAGATTTCTCTGATGGTATCTTTGCTGCTTACCCAGCTGGTGCTTTTGTTTATGGGCAAGGCGAGAAGTCAAAAGAAGCTTCTGTTGCTTATGGTTTCCAAGAAATCTTTATTGATGGATATTTATTATCTGTTAAAAAGTACGCTCAATTCAACACTGAGGTTACAACTGGTTTAACTCCAAATGTAGATTACTTCCGTAATTTTGGTTTAATCTATCCAATGGGAGAAACTAAGGATGCGAAAACCGCTCAAGTTTACAAGAATATCACTATTATGTATCAACAACCTCCTCAAGGTGGTACTGTTGGTAACGGTATTCGCGTATGGCAATATGGTGGTGGATCTCCTAATCCAACAGATGGTACAATGACTAATCAAATTGCGATGATCACTTATCGTGGTACTCGTGTTTGTGCAGCAAACCAATTCATCATCGTTCAAGGTAACTAATTAGTTATTAGAACATTTTAATTATGGTAGGGGCAACTTTATTGATTGCCTCTACCTATTTTAACATTTAAAAAACCATTTATGGCAAAGTTAAAGGCTATTGGTATTTCGGATGCCAATTTTTCACAACAAGGTGAAATAAAAGTACAAAGACAACAAGAAGAGGCTGCTCAAGCCCTTGATTTAGCTCCTGCGTCTAATAACGGAACTACATTTAAAATTTACAAATTATCAGATACAAAGAAGAATGGTAAATACCATATGGAAGGTATTGATGATGTATGGAATCCTGCAAAGGGTAGAATGGAGAGAATTAGACTTTTAAGAGGATATCCAAGTATTTGGGTTGAAGATCAAAAAGGTCTTGAAAAATCATTTGTAGAACAAAATAGAAGAAGCTTAATTTTTGACCGTAGGGTTTTAAGAGTAGCTGACTATGATGTAGAAGCACTTGAGTTTTTAAGTCTTTGTAATGCTAATTTAGATAATGCAAATAGAAAAGGAACTAGAAAAATTACATTTTTCCAATGGAATCCGCAAAGAACCGCAGAGCTTGAAAGAGCAAAACGAGTTGCTAAAGTTGAAGCTATTAAATATGCTTCACTTGCTAGTGATGAGGAAATGCGCAAACATTGCAATTTCTTAGGAATTACATTTGTAGATGATTTAGGTATGCCAAAATCTATGGAAGCATTAAGAAACGATTATGAACTTTACGCTGAAGCTCAACCTAATAAGTTTATGCAAAGTGCTGGTTCTAAGGAAGTTGAGATTGCTTTTATAGTTAAAAAAGCTTTAATTGATAATAAAATTGATACTACAACAAAAAGAGGCTCAGCTTATTGGTCAAATAATGGTGGATTTATCTGCAAAATACCAGCAGACAAAAAACCACAAAATTATTTAGTTGAATTTGCAATGTTCTCTCAAGATGAAAGTAGAGCATTTTTAGAGCAATTGAAGAAATTAATGTAAGACCTTCCCCCTCTAAATAAAAGAAGCCCTGTAGCCTAAAAATTACGGGGCTTTTTTATTACTTTTTCGTATATTTGTTGTATAACTTATTCCAATGAATGTTAATGATATGTATCGTATTTGTCAGTTTGCGGTTAATAAAGCGCAAAACGGCTATTTGACTCCATCTGAATTTAATTTGATTATAAATCAAGCACAAGTTTCATATCAAGATTATTTGTTGGGTGAGTTTCAGCAATATCAATATGGGAGGCCTCAAGCAAGAATTAATTATAGTCAAAATGAAAATATTAGACAAAGATTATCTCCATTAATTACACAAGCTACATTAAATATTAATGGGACATCCGGGGAAGCCCCCTATCCTGCTGATTATGTACAAGCTGATGCAATAACAACAACTACTCTTAAAAGAGTTAGATATGTTCAACAAGATGCTTTATACTCTTATTACAATAGCGAAATTGATCCAATTGCAACTAATCCTATTTATTTATTAGAACCTACTGGATTTCAATTTTATCCTGTAACACTTGGCATTGCAATTTTAACTTATGTAAAAGATGCGCCACAAATAGTTTGGGCTTATAATCTTGTTAGCGGAAGGCCTGTTTATGATTCTGGAGCAAGTGTTCAACCAGTTTGGGATAATGTAGATTTATTAGAAATTATAGCTAGAGGATTAAAATTAATTGGCTTAAATTTACAAGACGGACAAGTACAGCAATATGCTAATCAAGTAACTCAACAAGGACAATAATGACTAGATACGCATTTATAGAAAGAATATTAAGGCAGATTTATAATGGGCAACCATCTGATGATAGTAGCATTACTTATAATTTAGTTAATCAATGGCTTAACGATGCTATTGGTTCTGTTGTTAAAAAGAATTACATGGATAGCATCCAATTAGATGGAATAGCTTATGTAAACAATTCATTCTATACAACATTTACTAATTTAGATATTGCAGCTGAAACTGTAGATAACGTAACTTATAGCGTTGATTTACCAATCATTCCAATTGCATTGGGTAAAAATGAAGGTGTTGCTACTTTGCAGTTTGTTGGTGACAAGAAAACTTCACAGACAGCTATTCCTTTAAGTATGAATCAAGTCGCTTATATTGACAATATGAGGCTTATACAGAATAAAATAGTTTATTGGATTGAAGGTAAAAATATTTACGTTAAAAGTTCAATTCCATTAACTAGCTATAAAGCTACAATTAGAATGATTAGTGGTGGTGATTCAACTGATTTGAATTCAACATTAATTGTGCCTGATGATTATGTCGCATTTATTGTTGAATATATAAAAGGTCAATTAGCTTTTGAAAGATCAAGACCTATTGATACAAGTAATGACGGAGTAGATAACAACAACTAAATAATATATGAAACCAATTAGAGATTTTGTTTTAGTAAGACCATTTATGGCTGATGAAATTACAGAAGGCGGCTTATTTATTCCTGAAGGATTCAGAGAAAGAAGTTGCAAGGCAAAAGTAGTTGCTACAGGAAAAGGTACATCTAAAATTAAAATGGAAGCTAAAAAAGATGATGTCATTTTTCACATAAAAGGAGCAGGAGAACCAATCGTTGAAAATAACGAATTGTTTTTTTTAATCCGTCATAACGATATATTAGCTTACGCATCAAATAATTAAACATGTCACAAGTTAGAAATTATATAACACTAGATTCAGTAATCAATGATTATATTGATGAAAGTGAGCAATCCGTACATAAATATGCTAAGTTATACAATATAGCTGTTAGGGGTATGGAAAAGCTAGGGCTTGATTTTTTTTATAAAATAAGAAGTGTAAAAGTTGCAATTGATACAACAAATTATACTGCTCAGTTGCCAAATGACTATATTAGTTATACTAAAATAGGCGTGTTAAATTCAGTAGGAGAAATTATCCCATTGAAGTTTAACAATAAGATGACATATTACGCAGACCAACAACCAGATAGACTTGCATTAACACAAGATAATACTTTAGCTACATGGTATCAAAGAGATTTGCCATTATGGTTTAATTATTGGGATGGATATGGTTTCCAAAATATTTATGGACTACCAAGTGGTTCTCCGTTTGTAGGTCAATTTAATATAGATGATTCTAATGGAGTAGTTCTTTTAAATGAATACTTCTATTATGATTATTTGATGATAGAATATTTATCTAGCGGTAATCCAGAAGAAACTTATTCAATACCTATTCAATTTAGAGAAGCATTACTTTCATGGTTATCTTGGAGAGATATAGCTACTATGCCAAGTACAAGAAAAGGAAATTTAGGTGATAAAAGAGATAGAAAGCAAGAATTTTACAATCAAAGAAGAATTGCTAATGCTCAATTCAAACCATTATACTTGATGCAGGCTTACGAACAAAATTTAGATACTCAAAGAATGACTGTTAAGGCATAAAAAATGATAATAAATACTCCTTTTAGTGGTAAGCTTAATTTAGATGATGCTAACTATAGAGTTAGTAATAATGACTATATTGATGCTTTAAATGTTACTAAAGATGCCCAAGGGAAAGGGCAGGATAAAGTAGTTTCAAATATACTTGGAAATGAATTAATACCATATTCTGCACCTAATGGTACAAATAAGGTTATTGGTTTCTATTCAGATAAAATTAGAAATAGAGCATATTATTTTATTTGGAATAGTAATGGTTATAATACTATTCTTTATTATGATTTAAATTCAAATGAAATTGTTCAAGTTTTACAAAGTAAAACAGATAGCAATGGTATTGATATTTTAAATTTTAATCCATCATATAAAATTTTGTCTATAAATATATTTTATAGAGATTTAGAAGGTGATATCTTGTTTTTTAATGACGCATATAATCAACCAAAAAGTTTAAATGTAATTAATTTGTATGGAATAGATTGGAAATTAGAGTATTTGCTTGTTGCAAAAGCTCCTCCAATTATGCCACCAAAGGTTACATATGAAAATGACACTACAATTACAATAAATAATTTAAGAAATAAATTGTTTCAGTTTTCATATAGATTTGTTTATGATAACAATGAGAAATCTGTATGGAGTTCAAAAAGTATAGTTCCATTACCTCAACAACCATCTTTAACACTTACTGATAATATTGCTACAAATAACGCAAGAATAGCTGTATTGTTTTCAACTGGTGGCCCTGATGTAAAAGCTATTGAACTTTCTTTTAGAGAAACCACAAATGGTTTAACTAGTGATTGGTATTTAATAAAATCTTTTGATAAAATTAGTTTAAATATAGATGATGATGTTGTTTATGATAAATTTAAGTTTTTTAATGATGCTATTTATAGTCAAATAGATGTTATAGAAAGTGGACAATTACAAGACTGGGTTCCTCAAAAGGCAAATGCTGGAGAATTGGCTAATGGAAATGTTTTGTTATATGCTGGTATTACAGAAGGGTACGATAAAACAACTATGGATTTGTCTGTTGAACAAACTACAGATTTAGCATCTTATTTTTATGATCAATGTGGTTTATTGTTTTTGGCAACAGTAAATGGAACAGACAGCGGTGTCGGAACCACAATGGATATTTACCTTTATGGTACAGGAACAAATACAAGTGGAGAAGTTACAACATTAAACAATGCAGCAGGAGGTTATTATATTAACTCATTTGCTTCAGATGGTACAGATTTAAGTACATCTTATTCAACATCTGGAATGACAAGCTCTTATTTAGTAAGTGATTTGTTAGATGGTATTTCTGCTGCATTAGTCGCAAAAGGTTATACTCAAGTTTCTTTAGTTGGTAATCATCTTGTAATGAATTATCCAGATGGATTTGTTTTAACATCCGTTGGGTTTAAAACATTTATTTCATTAGATTCGGATAATACAAGATTTGCGAATGTTTGGGATTCAGGTTATCAATATGCTATTCAGTATTTTGATGCTCAAGGTAGAACAATAGGAGCGCAAACGTCTTTAGGTGGCACAATTAACACTCCATCAAGAATTATAGGAAATAATGGTTTTCCTCAAATAAATTTATCTATTTTAAATATACCTCCATTATATGCAACATATTATCAAGTATTAAGATCAAACAATACTACTTATAATAAAAGGTTATGTTGGGTAAGTCAATCGGCTTATGCAGGAATTACCAATAACGTAGATAATACAAGATTTTTTTATATAGGAATTGATAATATAGCAGCTTATAATGAAGCTATAAGTTCAACTCAAAATGTAGTTTCTTACAATTATACAGAGGGAGATAGAATTAGATTTATACAAAGATATGATTCAGACAACACAGCAAGAACTATTCCGGCTCAATATGATTATGAAATAGTTGGTACTGTTGCCACATTTGAATATAATATTAATTATCCTTCACCAATAGCTCCAGATAATAATACATATACGGCTAATGGTAATTTCTTAAAAATAAGATATCCTGAAGCTGATATTGATACAAATAATACAACTGGTTTTCAGTTTCCGGGTACGGCAGATTGGCAGCATTATGAAATATTATTATATAATTATTCTACAAATGCTGATACAAATCAAAGATTTTATTATGAATTTGGAAAAGAATATGGTATTGGAGAACCGGGTACGGTAAATAGATATCATTTTGGTTTACAGCAAACGCAATCAAGTGAAGATCCAATTAATGTGCCAGCTATTATATCTGTAACAAATGGAGATTTATTTTATAGACTTAGAAATGTGCCATATAGCGATCATTTTAATTATACATCTGGTGCATTTAGTATAGGCACAAGTGGAGCCTATGATGAACAAAGTGCTACATTTCCTATAACAGTTACTCCAACAATAACAAATTCTTCTTATATAATACAAACACAGCCAAACTTTGCTGCATCTTTGGGAGTAGGGTCACCAGTTTGGGCTGATACTAATTACTTTTTTTATAATCAATCTATTACTGAAAAAATATTATCAATTAAGGGTACTTTGCAATTAGCTTCTGATGGAACATCAACATTTTCTGTTTATGCTGTTATTTGTACAAATTTAGTGCCTCTTGATCCTAAATATACAGTTTCATTATTACCATTAGAGATTAATAATTTAATTCAAAATACAGATACTACACTTGAAATTAATAAAAGATTTAGCGTTCCTCAAACTGGTAAAGTTTGGATAGTTGCTACTTCTACAAACGATTCTGTAGGTGGTAATAATGTGATTATACAGCCAATGAATTTTGATTTTGATGTGGTTAAAGATAAGGAAATTGAAATTATTGAACAAAGTTTTAATGATACATATAATTTAGTTACCAATAGCAATGGCAGACCATCAGCTATTGATGAAAATGCTAGACAAACATATTTCCCAACTGTAATTAGATTTGGGCAAGCATATCAATCAAATACCAATCTTAATGCTACCAATAGATTCTATTATGAAGATTTTGATGAGTATGATAGAACATTTGGTGATGTAATGAGATTGCATGTAAGAGATAGATATGTAAAAGTATTTCAACAATTTAAAGTTGGTACTGTGCCTATCTTAACTCAAATAGTTAAAGATGTAACAGGTAATCCATTGCAAGCAAATAGTAATCAACTTATCAATAAAATACAATATTATGCAGGTAATTATGGCATTGGCGATGCTTCTACAAGTCTTGCTTGGAATAATTTTGCTGATTATTTTGTTGATAATTTTAGGGGAGTTGTATGTAGATTAAGTCAAAATGGAATTGAACCTATTAGTATTCTTTATAATACAAATGCCTTTTTTGTTGCGACAACAGCCGCATATAGAAAAAATTTAAATAATGGCGTTAATCCAGAAGGAGTATATACTGGAGATCCATGTATATATGGTGTGTTTGATGCGAATACCAATAAATACATTATAGCTATGGAAGAAATAAATAGATATAATGCAAATTGTGATTTTAATGGTGGTTCTGCTGTAATGATTCCTTATCAATGTGAATTTAATGGAGGAAGTGCAGTTATGGCTCCTTATTATTGTGATTTTAATGGAGGAAGTGCAGTCGTATTTACACCTCCCGGTGATTACGATTATTATTTAGCAAATGAATATACTTGTGATTTCCCCGGATGTACTTTAATTCAAACAAATGTATTAGTCGCTTTTCCAGTAGGATTTAGTTATATTGGAAGTCATTATTACAGTGATTTAGGTCATACTGGAGTTGTATATAAAATTAATTTCTCTTCAAGCATAGGAACTGCTGTAGTATTAGATACATTAGGTTCTAGTGCAACTTGCAACTTAGCTTGTGGAGCTTAAAATATAAAAATTAAAAAATGAACGTAACATTAACATTGAATTCTGGACAAGGGGCTGATTTGGGGCCAAATTTTGATTTAACAGCCGATACGGGTGTTGTAGATCCACTTACTGCTACCTTAACAGAATTATTAGCTGGAATTATTGTAATTGTGGATGATTTGGCAACAGAAGTTGTTATTACATCAACTGGAAATTGTACTAATTCATTAACTTTACCAATAACAGCACCATAATGCCAAGCGTATTAACATATCATCAAGATCCATTGACTATTTCATTTGATGAAAATGCTAATGCTTTTGAGGCATTTTACTCGTATCACCCTGACTTTATGGGAGAAGTTAATACTACCTTATTTACCTTTAAAAATGGTCAAATTTGGAAGCATGGTACTACTCCTTATTGTAATTTCTATGGGGTTCAATACAATGCTTCAATTACCAATGTTTTTAACTCTAATTCATTAGATAAAAAGACATGGATTTCCATAATGGAAACCGGCAATATAACATGGGCATGTCCTGTAATATATACTCAAATGGACACCGGAGGTAATAGCGATTTAAAGCAAGAAAGTGAGCTTTTAGAGTCAGATTTTGTGTCTTTAGAATCGCAGTATCAAGCCTCACTTTTAAGGGATTTAAATAGTCCGGGAGGATTGCTAGAAGGGGATAGTCTAAAAGGTAACTATATTGTAGTAAAATTTGAGAAAGCAAGTGCAAATTCTTTCGTATATTTGAACAGCGCAACGGCTAAGTATATTAACTCACCATTGAATAATAGATAGTGATTGTAAGAGAAAACGATAATAGGATTGATGATTTAGAATTAGCTATGCTAAGTAATTTTGAACCATTGGATTGCCCTGTATCACATACATTTACAAATAATATGTATATACGGGAAATTTTTATGCCAGCAGGTTCTCTTATTACTAGCAAAATTCATAAAACAGAACATCCATATACAGTTTCTTATGGTAAAGCAGCTGTTTCTATAGATAATGGAGAATGGGTAGAAATTACAGCTCCATATACGGGGATAACAAAAGCTGGGACTAGAAGAGTTTTGTATATTATTGAGGATTGCATTTGGACTACATATCACATTTTTGATGGCATGAGTTCTGATTTTAATGAATTGTCAGAAGAAGAAAAAAATAAAATAGTAGAAAAAATAGAAGAAAAAATATTAGAACCACATATTAATTATTTGACAGGAACTAATATGAATATAGAATATAAAGATTTATTAAAATAATAAAAGAAACTTTATGGCATGGATAGCAGTTGGCGCAGCAGCAGTACAAATTGGAACTGGAATTTATCAAGCCGCATCTAGCGGTAAAAACAAAAGAGCTAGAGAGCTTGAGGATTATGCTAAACAAAGTCCATTATATCAAGGTAGTAAACCAATTAGTGAATATTATCAACAAGCAATGAATAGGTATAATGAAAATCCTTACCAATCACAACAATATCAATTAGGTGCTATGAACGCCAGAAGAGCTACGGCTCAGGGGTTAGGAGCATTGCAAGATAGAAGATCTGCGATAGGTGGTATTAGCAGATTAGAAGCTGGTCAAAATGCTGCTATGCAAAATTTAGGCGCACAAGCTGAAGCGCAAAGAAATGCAAGATTTGGGCAACTAGGAGCTGCGACTCAAATGAAAAATGCAGATTTAATGCAACAATTTGATATTAATAAAATGACTCCATATAATAGGATGCTTCAATTAAAACAATGGAAAGCTCAGGCAGCAGCAGATCAATACAATGCTGGTATGCAATCAATATCAAGTGGAGCATCTAATGTTGCAAGTTATGGTATTAATAAAGGTGGTTTTGGGACAACAGATACATCTAAATTAGATAATTTAAGGGCTGCTAATTTAAAAAGTAATAATGAAGCATTAAATTTATTTAATACAACAAGACCATCAATTAACCGCGATTATATTCCTGATGCTTATGGCAATTATGGAAATAAGTGGATTTAATAATTAAAAAATTATAAAAAGTGGCAGCAACAGGATTATTAGGTTTTAACCCATATGGAAAAGCGGTATCTTTAGATATTTCATCTAAACCAGTTAATTTAGCTATTCAATTACAGCAAAAAGAAGCAGCTAAAAAAGAAGCTTTAGAGAAATCATTTATGGATTATGAAAAATCAATCAACCCTGCTGGTATGCGTAAGGTTGATGGAGATGTTTTTTTGAAAAAATTAGCTGAAAACAAAGCATTTTATTTACAAAATAGAGATAGGATTTTGAACCCTGCTAAATATGGATATGATGCTCAGAGTCAATTTATGTCTAATAATAAAGGATTATTAAGTCTTATTGACCAATCAAAACAAGCAGCTGCTAATGAAAAGGTGGTAAATCAAAATGTTTATCAAGCTATGCAACAAGGAAAAACATTACATGATGGGTTATTGCAAGAATTAGATAGACAAAAATTATCTGTACTTGATCCTAATTATAAAACAGTTGACGCTTATGCATTGCAATTTGACAAGCCGCATGATGAAGCTGTTTTTAATAAAAATGTTTGGGGAAATTTGAAGTTACCTACAAGAGAAATTCCTGAAAAATTACCTAATGGCCAAGTTCAATATAGAAAAGAATCTTATTTATCACCAGAGGTTGCTCAAACGGCTGTAATTAATGCTATTAATGAATATAAGACAAGTCCAAATACAGCAAAGCATTTTAATGAATTGATGAAGGATAATTCTATTTTGACAGCGGCCAATGATATATTTGGAAAAACTTTTAAATATATTGATCCGCAAACAAAGAAAACGGTTATTCCTAAAATTGAAACACCAGAACAGTTTGTCGCAGGATATGCTTTATTGAAAAAGCCATCAGGAGAAGTTTCAACAAGCAGACCTGATTATCCTTGGTTATATAAATTTAACGAACAACAAGCAGCGGCAGATAGAAGAGCGGGTATGTATGGGGGAGGTGAAAATGTAAGTGAAGGTAATTTATTTGATACATTGCCTGATGTTGTTTTCCCAGCCGGAGGTGGTAAGATAACTAATGGAACAGCTTTAGATAAAAATGGTAACCCATTTAATGGTGAAGTATATTTTAAAAAAGAACAATTGCCAGCTCAAATATTTAGTGTAATAGGGGCGCCTGCTGGAAAAGTTGGAGGATTTAAAGTGCGATTTGAAAATGGTATGCCAATAGAATTAACAAATCCTAGAATAGGAACTATAACTAGACAAGCTATGGAGAATTACCAATTAAAATATAACACTGAACCTAAAAAAGGGCGTCAGCCTAGATTTGGTAAAAATGAATTTATTGGGGTGCCAAATGGTGGGTTTAATTAAAAATATTTATTATGCCAGAAGAACAATTACAAGATAATCCAATATTTAAATTCATGAAAAGTAATAATCTAACTAAGTTAGATGAAAAATCTTTTCTTGATAAATATTCTACGCCAGAAAAGGCAAAAGAGATACATGGATTTATGTTGGCAAATAAGTTAACAGATTTAGATGAAACAAAATTCTATGACAAGTATTTGAGTTCTGGATTAAAAAAAAAAGAACAAGAAGTTTCACAATACGTTTCTTCTCCTACGCCATCTCAGTCAGTATCGCCAGATCTTGAAAAAGGTAAGGCTTTTGCTGAGAAGGGTTTTTTAATGAAGGGAGAAGGCACAAAAGAGCAAAAAAGAATATCACTTGAACCATCTTTATTTGGAGGTGCGCCAAATATAAAAGTATTACAAGAAGGAGAAGAGCCTTCTGCATTAGCTGATATTAGTGGTGCTGTTGCTAAAGGATTACTTCAGGGTAAAGTGGCAAACATATTATCAGCAGGGAAAAGACCTACAGAAGATGAGCTTGGTGAAATAGCTCAATTGCAATCAGATGCACAATTATTCCCTCAATCAAAATCAGAGAAAGTTTATCAAGAAAAAGGATTAAAAGGATTATTTAAAGAAAATCCATTACTTGGCGCACAGTTTGTGGCTGAAACAATGGCAAGTTCATTATCTTCTTTAATTGAAGCAAGCAAAAAAACAGTTCCCGCTGCCGTTATTGCCGGGGCAGGTGTTGGTGCGCCAACTGGTGTAGGTGCTATGGTTGGTGCTGGTTATGGGTTGCTTGCAGGGCAATCAGCTGCGGGTTATAATCTATCAACATCTCAAGATATTTTAAATTCTCTTTCCGAAAATGGTGTTGATGTTTCAGATAAAGCAAGTTTAATAAAAGCTTTTTCTGATGAAAATAAAATGGCTAAAATAAGAAATACGGCTGCTAAATATGGTGTGCCTATTTTAATATTTGATGCTGCAACAGCAGGGTTAGCTGGTAAATTAGGTGCTGGTGCTATAGGCAAAAGTTTATCTAAAAAATTATTGGCAGGGCTTGGTGAAACTGGAATACAGATAGCAGGAGGTATGGGCGGCGAATTGTCTGGTCAATTAGCTTCTGGTAAAAAAGTAAATTGGGATGATATTGTTATGGAAGGGCTTGCTGAAGTTCCGGGTGGCATTTCGGAAGTTGCCACAGGAATTGCAATAGAAAGGTCTAAATCTTCATCTAATAATAAAACATTAGCTACGCAAATTGCAACACAAGGTGTTCAAAATGGAACAGAAGATGCTATTGTTAATTTAAATAGAGATTTATCTAATAATGTTATAACACCAAAGCAATATCAAGAAGGTCTTAGTTTTGTAGAAAAAGCTTTTCAAGTATATGATAAAATACCAGAAACAGTAACAGGAGAAAATAGAGTAAAATCAATTGAATTATTGGTTGAGAGAAATGATATAAAACAAGCTAATGAAAATTTAATTCAGCAAAAGCAAGCATCTGATGAAGCTTATCATGCAGGAATAGATGAGGAAATAAAAGCTAATGAAGAAAGAATTAAAAAAATAGATTCTGAAGTTTATGATATTACAAAGAAGCCAGAAAAAGGAACTAAAAAATATACTGTAGATGGCAAAGAAGTAAGTCAAGAAGAATTTGATGCGTTGCAAGATAAACCTATAGGTACAAAAACACTAGCAGAGCCTACTGAAATAGGCGGATTAAAAGTTATAAAAAGAGCGCAAGATGCACCTAATGGAGAAGCTGTTTATGAGGTAGAAGGAGAAAGATTTTTAACAGCTGATGGAAAAGAATTAAAGGTCGCCAAGGTTGAATTACCAAAAGAAGAAGTTAAACCTACTGAAGTAAAAGATGTAAAGCAAAGAAAAGCGGAATTGCAAAAAGAATTAGATGAAGCAGATTTTAAACCTCTTCAAATAGGTAAATCTATTGAAAATAAAGATGGTTCTTTCTCATATGAATACATGTCCGATGCAGAGTATAAAGATATACTAGATAGACAAGAAGCTAGAAAAGCAAAAATTGTTTCAGAATTAAAATCTTTAGAAGAAGTTAAACCAACTGAGATTAAAAATGCAGAAAAGCAAGTTCAAGATAAATTTCCAGTAAAAAACCTTTCAGATTTAATTTCATTTGATGATCCGTCAACTGGCAGAAAAAAAGTATTTAAATTAAGTGATTTATATGAACAAAAAAATTGGATGAAAAGGCATTTGCCAAAATTTGAAGGAATGCTAAAAAATGCAAAAACAAAAAGTGACTTTAATAACGTCATTGATGATTTCCAGCGTGCCAATGGTGGTAGTTTTAATCCATATGAATTAGGGGTTGATAAAAAGAAAAGTGAAAAAATATTTTTTGATAAGTTAGAATCACTTGGGTATTATCATGATAGTGGATATATTACTGATGTAATGTTAGAGTGGGCTAAAAGAACACAAAATGGTATGAAAGTGCCATTAATAGATTTTTTACAAAATGTAGATTTAGGAAAAGAATTTTCTGATGAAGTTATAAAAGCAAAAGAATCAAAACCAAAAGTTGAAGAAGTTAAACCAACTGAAGTAAAAAGTATAGAAGAAAGAAAACAATTACTTAATCAATTAGAAAATACATTTAATTTAAAAGATCGTGTAAAAGGGCTTATTGATAACGGCATAATAGATAATTCATATAGTATTGATATGGGTAGGCCTATTGTTATAGCTAACATAGGTGGAATAAAAGTTCCTTTTTATAGAAGTTTAAGTGGAACA